CGAAGTGCTAGAGTCCACAAGATGCTACGTGAAGGTGACCCAGAGGTTGTAGCCTACGTGTTTATGAAGACCATCATCAATGGTATATCATCAAAGACCATGACCTTGCAGAATGTCCAGAGAGCAGCTGCTGCTCACATTGAAGATGAGTACAGACTTACTCAAGTACGTGCTGAAGATAAGGCGTTATACACTCGCTTAATTGATGCATCAAATAAACGTATAGGTTGGGCAAAGCGTGACACTCTTCAAAGTGGAATGTCAGATGCAGCTCATAAAGGTAAGGTGTCACATTGGGAAGCATGGGATGGTAATACCACCATTCAGGTAGGAGCAAGATTACTTACAATCCTAATGCAAACAGTAGGTCTAGTTAAGATAGTCCAAGAGACCGCAGGGAAGAACAATAAGGTCAACCGCTTAGTAGCTACAGATGAAACTCTAGAATGGATAAGCAAGCGTTCAGACAAAGCAGGCTTAACCACACCAGTGTACAAACCTATGCTAGTACAGCCACGTGATTGGACTTACGATAACTTAACTGATGGTTGTTACATCACTCGTCATAACCGTCCTGTAAAGATTATTAAGTCCAGTAACAAAGACTACTTTGAAGAGTTAAAGCACACGGACATGGATGTAGTCCTATACTCATTGAACGCTATGCAGGGTACCGCATGGACTATTAATAAGCCTATCTTAAAGTTAATCACAGAGATGTGGGAAGCTGGTATAGATTGGTGCCCGTCAATACCTGCACGTTATAACGAAGAGGAACCAGAGAAGCTTGAGGACTACGAGAATGCATCCATACAAGAGCGAGCAGCCTATGCTCAAGAGCGAAGCAGAGTAAGAGTAGCTAATCGTGAGGAGATGTCTAAACGTCTCGCATACGTGTCTATGATGGACACAGCAACAGAGTTCAGTGAGCATGAGGAATTCTATTTCCCAATGCAGATGGACTTCCGTGGTCGTTGCTATTCAGTGTCTAGCTTCTCAGCTCTAGGCCCTGATGAAATGAAGGCGACTCTTAGCTTTGCTAAAGGTAAAGCTCTAGGTGAAGATGGATGGCAGTGGTTAGCAATCCACCTATGCAACGTAGGTGACTTCGATAAGATGTCTAAGGCTACATTCGAAGACCGAGTGCAGTGGACTATGGATAATGAAGGTTGGATTCTAGACTGCGTAGAGAACCCTTGGGAGAACCGTAGGTGGGCAGAAGCTGACAAGCCGTTCTTATTCTTAGCAGCCGCTATGGAGTGGAAAGGGTTCCTTGAACAGGGTGATGCATTCGTGTCACACCTCCAGATTTCCATGGATGGCAGCTGCTCAGGATGTCAACATTTAGCTATGGCTATGAAGTGCAAGACGACTGCTGAAAGCGTTAACCTTCTACTTAATGATAAGCCTCAAGACATCTACCAAATCGTTGCAGACAAGGTTACAGCCCGTCTGGTTGATGACTCACAACAACCCTTTGAACATTGGGGAGAACCTGTACTAAACAATATGGGTGGACGAGTACCAAACTACACTGAGCTAGCCTTAGAATGGCTGAAGCATGGCTTCGGAAGAGGAGATGCGAAATCGAGTGTTATGACATATTGCTATGGCTCCAAGATGTATGGTTTTAAGAATCAAATCCAAGAGTCTGTCATGAAGAAAGCTAGGAGAGAATGTGCAAGAACAGGTCAGGATTTCCCCTTCGCTTATGACGGTGGTTATCGTGCCTCTAGTTACATCGCTCGGCTTCTTTGGGAAGCAGTAGTGGACACAGTGAAGCGCCCAGCTCTTCTTATGGAATGGCTAACGCTAGCTGCAAGTATGGTAGCGAAGACTAAGTTCACCATGCAGGATGGCTCTAAGCAGACCATGCCTGTACGTTGGACTACACCTTTAGGCTTGCCAGTGCTTCAGTCTTACTACAACCAAGAGACTCGCAGGGTACGTACAAGTATCAACGGAACTATCGTGTACATGAATAGTAATTCACCTCTTGACCAAATCTGTAGCCGCAAGTCAGCTCAAGGTATGTCACCCAACTACGTTCACTCACTGGATAGTAGTCACCTTATGCTGGCTGTAGCTAGAGCCAAGGAAGAAGGCATTGATGACTTCATGCTTATTCATGATTCTTTCGGAACACACGCATCGATGACGGGGCGTTTTGGGTCCATAATTCGTGAGACCATGATTGAGATGTATTCGAACAGTGATGTAGTGCATGACCTTTACCTAGAGCTACGCAAGCAGCTTCAACCAGAGGAGATGGAAGACCTGCCTCTACCACCATCCAAGGGCAACTTGGTATTAGCTGATTCGTTAGATGCCCGCTATAGTTTCGCCTAATGTTTGTCAATCGGTATAGGTTGTCAGTGCGGTTAATTAATTAAATTGCATTATAGCCAGACCAAACTCAAGACCCTCAATCCCGAGGGTTTTCTTGTATATGGAGATTGACTTATCGAAGACCAAACCCTTGAGCAGGCCTTTGCTGCCGCGCTTATCCAGACAGGTGAAGCATTACCTTTAGACCTTGCCGTAACTCTTATGGAGCAAGGCGTAATCCTCGATGAGTTCATCGCGGCCAACCTTAACTAATAGCGTTTATACGCACCTGACATATAGGAATTTATATATGACCCAACAACGTAAGAAATCAAACAAGCTACCTCTACACACCTCACCACGAGGACGTACAGAGTGGGCTAAATTATGGACACCTGACACGAAATTTAATGTCGATGGTGAGTACGGCACAAAGCTAGTAATGGACAACTCAGACGCTACAGAAATTATGGCGATGTTAGATGCAGCACATGCACTAGCTATTGATTCAGCAGTAGAAGAGACAGGTAAGCCACGAGATAAGATTCGTGTGACTGACCCGTATGACGTTAACGCAGAGACAGGTGATGTCACCATCAAGCTGAAGCTTAAAGCTAAGGTCACCACTATGAAAGGTGAGACCTTTGAACAGAAGCCAATCGTGGTTGATGCCAAGCGCCAGCCTATCACTAAAGAGATTCCATTATGGAACGGCTCCTTAGTACGTATCGGCTTTCAAATCATTCCGTACTACACAGCACTAGCAGGCGCAGGGTTATCTCTACGTATGCGTTCAGTCCAAGTGATTGAAGCACTAGCTGGTAGCAATGAAGCCACCTCAATGTTTGACGATGAGGAAGGTTACTCACACGTAGCTGCAACCGTAGCTCCAGAAGCACAGAACTTCCAAGAGGAATCATCAGAAGATTATGAAGACGTCCCATTCTAAGAAGGACTTCTTTGTAGGACTCAAGTACGGATTTAGAAGTGGGCTAGAAAAGAGAGTTGCTGATGAGCTTAACAACCAAGGCATCTCCTACACCTACGAAGAAGAGAAGATTAGGTACGTTAAGCCAGCACGTAATGCTGTCTACACACCTGACTTCAAGATAGGAAGTATCTTCATCGAAACCAAAGGCCGCTTCATGACGGCTGACCGACAGAAGCACATCCTAATCAAGGAACAGATGCCTGATTTAGACATCAGGTTTGTGTTCTCAAACCCAAAACAGAAAATCTCAAAAGCTTCCAAGACTACATACGCTATGTGGTGTGAGAAGCATGGGTTCCTGTATGCAAAGGAGAGTATCCCACACGCATGGCTAAAAGAAGCAGTACAGAATTAATTGTAATTCACTGCACAGCAACACGTCCTTCAATGGACGTTGGACGAGTAGAGGTTGACGCATGGCATCGCCATCGTGGATTTCTAGGTATCGGCTATCACTATTGTATTAGACGAGATGGACTTCTAGAAGAAGGCCGTGACTCTGAACAGGTAGGCGCTCATGCCCGTGGCTTCAATGCCATCTCGATAAGCATAGCAATGGTAGGTGGCGTGACTGAAAAGGACGTGACCATATCAGAAGACAATTTTACGGACGAACAATGGGTGACTCTCAAAGCACTTGTTGAAAGGTTGACGGAGTTATATCCAGACGCTGAAGTCCTTGGCCACCGTGATTTACCTAATGTCTTGAAAGACTGTCCAGCCTTCGATGTGAAGAGCTGGTGGTCTGCCCAGAATAATTAAATTGCACTATAGCCAGACCAAACCCAATGCCTTCATCCCCGAGGGCATTTCATTCTTATGAACTCAACTAACGAGAGGAACTTTATATGTCTCAAGTAAAGACTGTAATCAATCACCTGAACAACAACCGCAAGATTACTTCTATCGAAGCCATTGGCTTATATGGAATCACACGTCTAGCTGCTGTGGTTCACAGTATAAAGAAGTCAGGTGTCGAGGTAGATACCACTATGAAGGATGGTGTCAACAAGACTAAGTACGCTGAATACAGTTTAGCAGCATAGCCATGAGAGACCGTGACGACAGCCCAGCAATAGGGCGTGAAGCTTGCCCCGACTGTGGGTCAAGTGACGCTCTCACACGCTATAAATCAGGCCGTGGCTTCTGCTACGGAGCAGGATGTGGCCGCCTAGAGTGGCCCGATGAAGACGGTGAAACCAAACCTCAAACCCCAAGGACTCGTATGGCTAGTGATTTAATAACAGGTGATGTTCGTGCCTTAAGACAGCGCGGCATCTCTGAAGAAACTACACGACACTTTGGGTACAAGGTAGGTTCATACCGTGGACAACCTGTACATGTCTGTCCATTACATAACCTTAAAGGAGAGCTAGTAGCACAGCAGTTAAGAACACAGGATAAGGAGTTCCCTATCCTAGGGGACTTCAAACAGATGCCGATGTTCGGTACTAAGCTGTGGAACAAAGGTAAGAAAGTAGTCATTACCGAAGGTGCTATAGACGCTATGTCTGTTAGCCAGATACAGGATAACAAGTGGCCTGTAATTTCTTTACCTAATGGAGCAGGTGGTGCGGCTAAAACTATTGCCGCTAACCTGTCTTACTTCAATAACTTTGAAGAAGTCATCCTAATGTTTGACGGTGACGAAGCAGGGGAGAAGGCAACAGCTGCCTGCGCTCCACTGTTTCCCGCTGGTAAATGTTTCATCGCCACTATCAATGGATTCAAGGATGCCAACGAAGCACTGATGGCTGGTGCTAGCCGTAAGATTCTCGAAGCTATGTGGGGCGCTAAGGTGTACCGACCTGATGGCATCGTATCTCTTGCGGACATCCGTGATGAGCTAGAGAAGCCTGTCGAGTGGGGTCTATCTTGGTATCTACCTAAGCTTAACAAGGCTACCTATGGTCGCCGTAAAGGTGAAGTGTATGCGATAGGTGCTGGTACTGGAGTTGGTAAGACTGACTTCTTAACACAGCAGATTGTGCATGACATGTACGAGCTAGAGAAAACGGTAGGTGTGTTCTTCTTAGAGCAACGTCCTGCTGAGACTGCTATCCGTATCGCTGGTAAGCAAGCTGGTAAACAGTTCCACATCCCTGATGGTGATTGGACTAAGCAAGATAGAGCTACCGCTTTAGATGAGCTTATGGAACACGACAGGCTGCGTATGTATGACAGCTTCGGTACATGTGAATGGGACACTATCAAGTCCAACATTGAATACATGCACCACGCTGAAGGCATTGAAATCTTTTACATCGACCACCTCACTGCACTGGCTACAGGCCAAGGCTCAGATGAGCGAGTTGAGTTGGAGAGAGTCACAGCTGCTATCGCTATGTTAGCTAAACGCTTAGACATCATCATCATTATGGTAAGTCACTTGGCTACTCCAGAAGGTAAGTCGCATGAAGAAGGTGGTCGTGTATCTATACGTCACTTCAAAGGTTCTAGGGCCATAGGCTTCTGGTGTCACTTCATGTTTGGTCTAGAGCGAAATCAACAAGCTGAAGACATTACCGAACGTGAGACCACTACCTTCCGTGTTCTTAAAGACAGGTACACAGGCCAATCAACTGGCTTCACCTTCCC